ATGAAACACTTTATTACCATAGATTTTGAAACATTTTATGATTCAGGTTATGGGTTAAGAAAGTATACCACTGAACACTATATAAGAGACCCTCAGTTTCAAGTCATAGGGTTTGCTATCAAGGTAAATGACTCCTCAACTAAATGGTACTCAGGTACTCACGAAGAACTCCAAGAAGTTTTAAATACCTATAACATCCATGAGTGTGGACTTGTGGCTCACAATATGCAGTTTGATGGAACTATACTCGCATGGATATTCAACATAATTCCTGAGGTATATATAGATACCTTATCTATGGCACGTGCAATTCACGGTACTAACGCAGGGGGTTCGCTGGCAGCGCTGTCAAAACTATATCAACTAGGTGAAAAAGGTACAGAAGTTTTAGATGCTAAAGGCAAACGCTTAGAGGATTTCTTACCTCACGAATTACATAGATATGGTGGCTACTGTAAAAATGATGTTGAGCTTACTGCTAAACTTTTTATTATCCTTCAAAAAAACTTTCCCGCTATAGAATTTAAACTCATAGACTTAACCCTAAGAATGTTTATTCAACCCTTACTAAGTGTTGATGATGGACTTCTTATATCAAGGCTAGATGAAGTCAAGACTGAGAAGAAAGCTTTACTTGGTACATTAATGAATAAACTAAAGTGTGATACTGAGGAAGAAGTTAGGAAGAAGTTAGCAAGTAACAAACAATTTGCTGAACTACTAGAAGATTTCGGGATAGAGGTGCCCTTAAAAATATCCCCTACAACAGATAAAGAAACCTATGCTTTAGCTAAAAATGATTTAGGATTTATAGAACTATGTGAACATGAAGATGGGTTCATTCAAGAACTATGTGCTGTAAGGTTAGGTACAAAATCAACTATGGAAGAATCTCGGATTGAAAGATTTATAGATATAGGTTCTCGTAACAAAGGTATGTTACCTATACCTCTTAAGTATTATGGTGCCCACACAGGACGGTGGTCAGGCTCAGATAAAGTAAACTTTCAGAACTTACCCAGTCGTGATGTAAAGAAGAAAGCATTAAAGAATGCAATACTCCCACCTGATGACTACGTAATACTTAATGTAGACTCATCACAAATTGAGGCTCGTATATTAGTATGGCTTGCAGGTCAAGAAGATGTGGTAGAACAATTTAGAAAAGGAGAAGATGTATACTCAAACTTTGCGTCGAAATTATATAGCATGGAAGTATCTAAGAAGACACCGACTGAACGCTTTATTGGTAAGACTTGTATACTAGGATTAGGATATGGTACAGGGTGGAAGAAACTACAACACACTTTAGAAACTCAGCCTCCAGGAGTTAAGATAGATGACTTAGGGTGCCAGCGCCTAGTTAAAGTTTATAGAGATTTAAATCATGAAGTCATTGACTTATGGAAAGAATGTGACCGAGCGTTAGAGGATATAGCTGTATGGGGTACTAAAGAACCCTA